GCGAACGCACGGTTGCGCGGCGTCAGGTAGCGCAGCACGAGATATTCTCGATGCTGGCGCCGCCGGCCACGGTACCCGGTGACACGTGCCAGCTGCCCCAGCGGTGTGCGTACAACCGCACCGATCGGGATGGACTCGACATCGATCGGGCGCGGCGTGAACTCGAGTAAACCGCCGTACAACTTGTCCTCGATGTTGGTGCCATCGGTCGCAATAGCGGTCACTGGCTCATCGATCACAGGACCGCCCCTTTCGTACGCACTTGGCTCGTGGGCCTGGCCTGGCCAGCCGGCCAGTCCTTGAACCGCGTGTTCTCGCCCACGTACATCACCTGCGCGTCACCGGTGGTCCCGTTGCGGTTCTTGTCTACGCGCAACTCGGCCAGGTACTTCCACTCGTCGCCCAGCGTTGGCTTGGCCTTGTACGGGCGATGCACGAAAACGATGATGTCTGCGTCCTGTTCGATCGAGCCGCTATCACGCAAGTCCGCCATGGTCGGCATCTGGTTGATGCGGTCCTCCAGTCGCTTGACCTGGCACAGCAGCATCACCGCGCATCCCAACTCCTTGGCCAGCGCTTTCAGGCCCTTGGTCACTTCCTCGAGCTGGTACACGCGAGGCATCTTCGGGTCCGACCCGTTCATCAACCCCAGGTAGTCCACGATCAGCAACTTGACCGCGTTCTTGCGCGCGATCGACCGAGCCCGGCTGCGCAGTTGCGTGATGTTCAGGCCAGACGTATCGGTCACGGAGAAACTGATCTGGCGGATTTTCTCGACAGCCTCGGTAACCCGGGGCCAGTCGTAGTCCTTGAGGTACTTTGGCCGCTGCACCCGCGTCAGGTGGATGTGCGACACCATGGACATTTGCCGTTCGGCCAGCTCCCGCTCTGTCATCTCCATGCTGAACATCGCAACTGCAAGGCCTTCGCTCAACGCCATGTGCATGCCGATCGACATGGCCAGCGCAGTTTTTCCCATGCTCGGGCGCGCACCGATCACCACCAGTTGGCCGGGCCGAAGCCCCCCGTTGAGCAACTTGTCGACCTCGTGCAGGCCTGTTGGCATGAGGTCGTCCTGATCGTCATCGGCGGCCGACTGGATCCGATCCAGCAGCGCGACCATGCTGTCGCTACTCTCGACCCAGTCATCCCTGGCGCGCTGCGCGGCCTGGCCGATCCCGAAGATACGCTGCTCGCACTCGTCGACAATCTCGGCCACCGGCTTGCCGCCGGTGTTGAAAGCGGCCGTTGCGATCTCGTCGCTTGCCACCACCAGTCGGCGCAATACCGCCTTCTCCCGAACGATCTCGGCATAGCGACGCAAGTTGGCCGAGCTCGGCACGTACTGCGCCAGCGAGTTCAGGTACATCAGCCCGCCGGCCTCGTCGTCCTTGCCGCGGTCCTTGAGGTATTCGAACACCGTCACGACGTCGGCAGCCCGGTTCGCCGCAGCCAGCACAGCGAGCGCACCGTAGATCAGCCGGTGCTCGTAGCGGTAGAAATCGGCGTCGGTCAGCAGGTCGGCAACGCGATCCCAGGCACCGGGGTTCAGCAGCAACCCGCCAAGCACGCTCGATTCCGCCTCGGCGGAGTTCGGCGGGATCCGCAGCGCGCTGACCGGCGCATCGTCCATGACCCGATCGATACCAGGTGAGAATTCGGCGCGAGCGTTCATGCCAATGCTTCCTCAGTTTTTTCGATGACGTGTTTCTTGCCCTTGTCCGACAGCAGGAAGTCCAGGTCGCACCGCCAATTCTTGTGGCCGGCCGATCGAGCGACACGGCCCATCAGAAAGTCGTTGTCTCTGGCACGGGTGAAGTAGGCCCGGAACCATTCAAGCGCCTCGTCAGCGTTGGTCGCGCGTGCGGAACCGTCCATTCGCTTGTCGGTCAAGACCCAAGCCCAGGTCGAAGACATAGCGTTCTTGCGGGCCTTCGGCATCATTCGAACGCTCGGTAGCATTGGCAAGAGCTCGTGGTACAGGTCAACGATTGCACGGTGCGGACATGTCGGCAGCTTGGCTGTCGACGTATCTGGTGGTTCTTGATGGTTCAATGATGGTTCGTCTGCAATGCGTTGCAGGGGTTTCGCGCAATCCTTTGCAGGGGTGGGCGCAATGTGTTGCAGGGGTGCAAGGCTTTGCAGGGGTGCAACGGCTTGCAGCCCCAAACGATCCAGCATCACCCGGTAGAGGTTCGTGCCCTTGGGCCCTTCGTTGACCAGTATTTCAAGCTCGCCGCTGGCCTTCAACGCTGCCAAGACGTAGTTCGCATTTCGCGGCTTCATGCGGCATTTCTCGGCCAAGGTCGTAACCGCGGGATAGGCGCGGCCGTCGTCGTCAGCAAAATCTGCGATCGCCAGCAACATCAGCAGTTCGGTGCCTGAGTGCTTCGAGTCCGCCCAGACCCTGGCCATGGTACGCACGCTCATTTGCAGGCCGCCGACAAGTTGGACAGCGCGCCGCCAAGAACGATGTTGGGCACGTCCACGAACGGCTTGACCAGCTGCACGCCGGTATTGCCCAGGATCGAATACAGGTCCTGGCCGATCGCCTTGATGTCGCGCACCGGGCGCGGGCCGCGGGGGGCCGGTGTGTTCGCCTCGATGGCCTGGTTCACGATGGCGCGGTTCTGCCGGTCCTCGTCGAAGGTCGGCGCCGCCATCTGCACGTCCTGCAGCACGCTCCCGCCAGTGGGCAGGATCGGGTTGTCCGGGTTGTCCGGCGCGACGTATGGATTCCTGATCCGATCGCGGCGCGGCCGGCGCGCGTCGGGCTCGCCCAGGAAGTCGTCGGCGCTCGGAACGTCGGCCAGAAAGTCGTCGGCCTTCATCAGTCCATCCCGAGTGCTTTGAGCTTCGCCTTCGCCTGTTCGCGTGTGATCCTGCCCGCCTTGAAGTCGGCCTTCACCTTGTTGGCCGCGTCCATGTCGATCGCCGGTTTCTTGGTGCCGGCGTTCGCGTCAATCGGGCCAGACTCGGACTTGGCGGCCACCTTGCCCTTGCCGGACACGCCGGCCAGTTCACCGGGTACCACCGGCTCCATGCCGGCCACCATCAATTCGGTGTTGATGAAATCCTGCTTCTCGGCGGGGTCCATCACCGCGAACTCTGGCCGGCGCATGGCGGCCATGATGATCTGGTTGCGGAACTTCGAATTGGTCGCGCTCGAGCCGCTGGTGCCCTTGTTCGAGCTCGGCAGCGGTTGCCCGGCCTTGGCCGCTTCGTAGTCCAGTGCGGTGAGTCCGCCCTCGACCTTCGCGTTGTTGGTCTGCACGCCGCGAAGCCCGGCCAGCGCGCGAGAGGCCCCAGCCGATGCGTTGGACGCGCCGGCCGCCGCCTGCCTCTGGCCCACAAGCGCCTTGCCCTGGTCCCGAAACAGAACCTCCATGCCAGGGTTCAGGGACTGACCTTCACCGGTGAACTGGTTGAAGCCCGCGCCACTGGTGCCGATGTTGTTCACAAGAGGCTTCCCAGCCACCGCCGCCTGCGATGCACCCGCCCGGCCGGCGTCGACCTGGCCGGACAGGATGGAGTCGCCCAGCGCCTGATTGCGGTACTCGCCGCGGGCATTGGCCAACTGGTCCCAGTTCGTTTTGTCCGCAGGCGTTGCCATGGCCGGGCCAAACAGTGTAAGGATGGCGTCATCGAATGCCGCCGTCCTGCCGCTGGGACCGACACCCGCAATGGGTTGCGGGAGAACCGCAGGCCCGACCTCTGGCGCACCGAACTTGCGCTCGTTGATACCTGCCTGGAACTCGGGAACGGACATGCCCGCCCGGGTTGCGCCCATCAGGTTGAGCACATCACCACGCCCGGAGAGTTGCTTGGCCTCCTGCTCCTTGATGGCGGCCTCGGCCAGGATGCGGCTGATGTTCGCGTTCGCCTGCCCGGTCTGCGCACCCAGCAGGTCGCGCTTCATTCCTGCCGTCTGCGCTTCCTCTGCTGCCTGCGCTTCGTACATCGGCGCCATGGCCATCGAGCGGAAGAAATTCCCGATGCCGTCTGCCGCCGCTTGTCCGCCTGTGTTTGGTACTCGAAACCGCATGCGTCCCCCTATTGCGGGCCAACCAGCCAGCTACCGCCACCGAAGCCACCGGGCGCCCCGGGCTTCATCTTGGTCGCGCCCGGCAGGCTCGCCCGGCCCATGCCGTACGCACCCAGCGCGGAACTGACCAGCATGCCGCCCAGGCTCGGTTGTCCAGCCGCGTCGATGCCGATCTGGTCGATGTTCGCCACGTTGTTCGCACCGGTCTGGATGCGGCCGATCTCGCCAGCCGTGTCGCCAAAAGCCACGGATTCGTTGCGGCGCAGCTGCTGCGCGCCACCGATGCGCCCGAATAGCTGCGCGAGCTGCCGGCTTGACTCGGCCGCTTTGGCAGTCTCTTTCGCCTTGGCCGTCAGGTAGTCGCTGGTGCCGCCCGGGATGGTGCCGCCAACCTCGACGCCTTGGGCCGTGATCGGCCTGGCTGTGCCCGCCTGCTCGAGCTGCTGCGTCAGGTCCTGCGTGATCGCATCCTGCGCTTGTTTGCGGGTGTTCGGGTCGAACTCCTGCACGCGCTTCATCGCCGCGTCGGTGGCCTGGTTCTGACTGGCCAGGGCGCGCTGCTGCGACTCGACCGCCATGCGCTTTTGCTTGGCGATCGCGTCGGCCTGCGTCTTTTGCTGGATGACTGCGCTCAGGAGCATTGCCCCAATGCTGATCGGATCAAATGCCATGGTGTGTTACCCCGCCGTTCCGGTATACCGCTTGCCGGTGAACAGGTTGCCGAAGAAGCTGCTGCCACTCGAGGACTGTGGCACGCCATTGGGAAAGCGTGCCGCGTTGACTTTGCTGGCCAGATACGCCTGGCCCATGTCATCGAACAGCCGCCCGACGGACGCCCCGGCAGTGTTGGCCTTGGCGGTCGATGCTGCGGCCTCTGACTGCCCTGCAGCCAAGCTCGCCGCGGTGCCGGTGTCGATGCCGGACTGCGCCAAGCTGATCAGGTTCTGGCG